TCTTTACGGAGACGAGCCCCTTGTGGACGATGCGGCTGAGCGCGTGCGGCAGGTCACCGAAGATCTTCTTCGCGATGGCGGTGCCGCTGGTCGTGGCCATGCCCTTCATGAGGCCGCCGACCAGGTGGCCGCCGATGCCCATGAAGACGCGGCTGGGCGAGTGGATGCCGAAGAAATGCTTGACCGCGCTGATGATCGGGGAGACCAGGTTCTTCCAGAGCCAGCCGCCGATACCCTTGACCGCGCCGATGATTCCGGACTTCAGGCCCGACAGCAGGTGCCCACCCGCAGACTTCAGCCAGGACGCTGCGCCCTTGAACGCCCCGACCAGGGGTCGGATCACGGTCCTGTTCGCGAAGCCCGCGATGCCCTTCGCGCCCGAGACGGCACCCGATCTGAGTCCCGACACGGCCCACTTGCCCGCAGACCACAGCCACTTCCCGGCGCCCTTGAACGCGTCGACTGCCGGCTTGGCCACCCAGCGCCACAGGAAGCCGCCGATGCCCTTCGCTCCAGAGACGGCACCGCTCTTCAAGCCGGAGGCGAGGCTGCGGCCCTTGGACCACAACCACGATCCTGCGCCTCGGAATGTATCGACGACAGGTTTTCCGACCCACCGCCAGAAGAAGGACCCAATCCCCTTCGCGCCCGAGACAGCGCCCGACTTGAAACCGCTCGCGACGGAGCGGCCCTTCGACCACAACCAGGAGCCAGCGCCCTTGAATGCATCGATGACGGGCTTGCCCACCCAACGCCACAGGAAGCTGCCGACGCCCTTGGCGCCGGTGGTAATGCCGCGGGTGAAGCCCTTGACGAGCTCCGACCCCTTGGAGACCAGCCAGCCGCCGGCCTTCACGAACGGGCGCACGATCAGCTTCGTCAGACCGAGGATCTTTTCGGTGACCCAGGTCGTGCCGCGCTGAATACCGTCGCCGAGCCAGCGCGGCGCCAGGCGCCCGATCTCCCGCATCTTGCCGAACGGCCGCAGGATGAACCGGTCGATCGCGCCCCGCAGGACACCCTCGGCTGCGGGGAAGGCTTTCTTGAAGCCGTCCACAATGCCGCGTCCGATCGGCTTTAGGAGTTTCCCGAATGCTTTCTCGATCAGGCCGCCGAGTTTGCCGATTCCCTTGAGCATCGGCTCGAACATTTTCAGGACAGGGATTTTCGAGAAGACCTTCCCGAAAATCCCCGCAATGCGGCCGATCGGGATAACGGCTATAACCGCGATGATCGTGTCGAGCCAGTGCTTCTTCCAGAAGTCGAGACTGAACAGCGGGTCGAACAAGCTACTGAGGAAGCCGACCGCAAGCGGAATCGCCTGGGCACCGAATCCCTTGCCGATGGAAACGAAATCCATCCCGCCGAGAATCGCCGCAATCTTCTTGGTGAAGTCGGCGGTGTGCTTGGCAACCCAGCCGATCGCGTCACTGAGCCCCTTGCCCAGGATCGAGCCCAGGTTGCCCCAGTCGATATCCTTGAACCCGCCAGCGATGGCGTCGTGAATCGTGTCGCCGATCTTCTCGGCAGCCGACTTCGGGGGCTTTACCGCCTTCGGCATGGCCAGCAGCCCAGGGTCCGACTTCTGCTTGAAGAGCGACGGAGCCGCAAGGGACTTCGGGCGCGCCAGCAGCTTCGGCACGACCGGAGCCTTGAGCATGGGTGTCACGGCCTTCTGAGGCTTCGCCAGCAGCCGGGGCGCCTGCGGATTGGTCAACGCAACCGACGGACCTGTGGACTTCTTGCTTGGCCCCTTCTTCTTCGACCCGCCCGTCAGGCCGTCTACGAAGTCGTCGACCATGGCGAGCGGCGACTTGCCGCCGGTCAGGCCCGAGAGGAAGCCGCCGATCACCGACTTGGCTTCGCCGACGCCAGTCTTGATCGCACCGACCGGGATCAGGTCCTTCATGACGCTGCCGAAATGAGCAGCAGCGGGCATCGCCTCGGTAGCCAGGAAGTGCACGAACGAGGTCACCGGAGGCAGCACCTTCGTGCCGACCCGGATCCCCATCACTTCGAGATTCGAGACGAGCAGATGCCATTGAGCCTCGGCGGTCTTGCGCTGCATCTTGACCGCGTCGTCGAACTTGCCCGTGCTGTGGTTGATCTGCTCCTGCTTCTTCTCCAGCACGTCCAAGTTGTTGAGCATGAGGAGAATGCCGGAGCTCGACCGACCGCCACCGAATGCCCGGGAGAGCAGCTGCGACTGCTTCGAGGCGGACATCCCCGACTTGTCGAGGTGCTCCTTCAGCAGTCCGATGGCGCCGATCAGACCCTTGGGGCCACGCATGGCCTCCGCGAGCTGAAGGCCGGTCAGGTGAATCGTCTTCAGCTGCTTCTCGGCTGCCTTGGACGGGGCGCCGAGCAGCGAGAACGACATGCGCAGCCGGGTCGCCGCACTGGCACTGTCGATGCCCTCGTCGGTCATGAGCGCGAGCGCGGCGCCGACCTGCTTCATCGACAGGCCGAAGGTCTTCGCGCTCGGGAGGATGCCGGTGCCGATGGCCGCGTTGAACTGGTCCATCGACATGTTGCCCGCGCCGATGATCGCGTTCACCGTGGACACGGCCTCGTGGAACGAGGTCGCGCCCTTGATGCCGGTACGCCAGGCGCCGGCCAGCGCGTTGGTGGTCTCTTCGAGGTTGGCGTGACCGACGGCCGCCAGGTCGGAGCTCTCCTTGAGCGCCTTCATCGCCTGGACGTTGTCCATGCCGACGCTCTTCAGGTGGTACAGCGATTCGGCAAGGTGCTGGGGCCCCTGCTGGGTGGACGTGCCGAGCTTCAGGACGGCGTCACTGAGAACCTGTACGTCCTTGGCCGTGCCGCCCGCCTGGGTCGAGATGCGGGTCATCTCCGCCTGGAAGCGCGACGCGTCCTTCGCGCCCTTGGCCAGGCCCACGGCGAGACCAGCAGCCAAGGCCGCCCCGGCCACCTTCGCGGTCTGGCCCAGCTTCGCGAGCGTCGAGTCCGTCTTGCTCGCCGAACGACCCACATTGTGGAAGGTCTTCGACGCCGAATCGTGGGCGATGAGCCGGTAGATGATGCTGGAGCTGGCCATGACGCCTCCCCTCACTCACGGGTGGTCGGTCACGGCCAGTTGCGGTTGCTGCGTCTGTCGCCTTCGATCGCCTCGTTGTCGGCGGCCTCGCGTTCCTCGCCCTCGATGCGATAGAACGCCTCCCACTCGGTCAGTTCGCGGGAAGTGACGCGTCGTAGGAGCTCTCGGACGGTGCATCCGAGCTCTCGGGCGAGGACGAAGTAGAAGCGCCGCTCTGGACGGCTTCGGAGTTTCCCTCGATCTCCTCGGCCTCTTCGTCGGTAAGGCCAGAAAGTCGGGCGGCGACGTCGAAGAGGCGGTCGAGCACCTTGCCGTTCTTCTGCCCGAGGGCCGGCGCCTGCCGGTCGGTGAAGATGCGCTCCCGGTTCTCGTCGACCAGGCACTTCACGAGCAGGTTGGCGCGCATGTTGTCCTGGACGAGGATCAGTTCCTGCTGCGGGGTGCCCGCGTTGCGGACCTGGCGGCGCGACGCCTCGTAGGCGTCACGCTCTTCACCGGTCAGGCCTCGGATCCACAGCTTGCGGTGCCACTCGGGGATGTCGACAGCTTCGACCTCGACGTCGTCTTCGGCGAGGATGTCGTCGGACAGGGCCATGGTTCTCCTAGCGGATGTCTCGTGAGATGCCGTCGAGGACGCGGTTGACGGCCTTGCGGGAGGCCGGTCCCAGCGGTCGCACGACATGGAAGAAGTAGGGCTGTTTCGGCTGGTTGACCCACACGTCGCGGCGGCCGAAGACCGGGTGGCGCCACCGCTTGGTGCCCTCCACAGCCTTGGGGAGGCCCTTCATGTGGGTGGGCATCTTGCGGCCGTCGACGCGGATCGCGATCCCGGCTTGGCGTCCGACGGTGCGGACTTCCAGCTTCGTGGCGCGGGCCAGGTTTCCCCGTAGCCCGGTCGGGCTGTAGGCGCGTCCCGACGGGATCGATCGGATCGAGTTGCGGACCACGGGAACGAGCGGCCGGGCCACGGCCCGTAGCTCCTTGGTGAACCGCTTCTTGATCTCCTTGTTGTCGATGCCGCGCAGCTCGCGGGAGATGCGCCGCAGGTCGTCCCCGTGGCGCAGCCCCCACTCGCCAGGCATTACGGCACCGTGATGTTCTCGACAGGGATGCTGGTCACCGAGAACTGCACGGTGATCTGCGCCGGGTTCTCCACGTCGCGGGACTTCGGCTGGCCGGTGACCTTCACGGGGAAGACGTCGTACTTCAGGCCCGCGGTGTCGCCCTCGGGGAAGATGCAGATGAACCCCGCCGTGTCGCGCGGCAGCAACGTCCGCACATCGCTGGACGTCGACGACATGTACAGCGTGATGCTGGAGTCGTCCGCCGTGATCCGGCCCGGGATCTTCGACACGAAGCGGGAACCCAGGTCGGGGGTGTCCTGCTGGTCAGAGGAGGTCGCGAAGCCGCTGACCGCGGCGATCTCGGCCGTCAGGTCCGAGCCGGCGTTCAGCTCGGAACGCGTCGGCGAGTTCTTGTTCGCGATGGTCGCGACCCAGTAGTAGCGGGTCGTACCCGGCGGAATGTAGCGGGACGTAGCACTGATCGGCGTGGCGACCATGGTCAGCTCTCCTCATCCTTCTTGGGGGTGGCCTTGGTGCGCGACCGCGCCGGCCTCTCGGTGGGTTCCTCCGCCGGCTCCGACTGCTCCGGCTCCTCCACGGGCGCAGAGACCTCACCCGCGGCAGTTGCAGCGGCCTCGGCTTCGGCCTGCGCCTTGATGGCGGCCCGCTGCTCCAGCTCCTCGGCGGGAACCTGCTGCCAGCCGGCGCCCGTGTAGTGCGGCAGCGCCGCGGCGTCGACTTCGATTTCCTGCGCGGGCGGCAGAGTGGGGTGGCGCAGCACGACGGTGCTCACGGGACCCTCACCACCGCGACGGTCACCGACGAGGTGGCCGAGTAGGTGATCGTCGCCAGGCCCGTCGTCGGGTCCGCGTACAGGCTGGAGATCAGCGGGATGAGACCCAGCCCGCTCGTCAGCGCGATGGACGGCGACGTGCTGTCCGCGATGGCGAGCCGGCCGTCGACCACACCGGGTGTGGCGATCGTGACGGTGATGCCAGCGCCGGAGGCGTTCTTCACCAGCAGGAACGTGCCGGATCCGCATGCGGCCGTGTCACCGTTGGTGGCTGCGACGAGCAAGGTGGAGATGTCGACGCCCACATTCGGGACGACTTGGGTGACGAGCGCGGTCATCCGCGTACTCCTGTTCTGATTGACGTGTCATCAGCACGCGAGGACGATCCGCGCATGACTGTCCTGCGTTGGTGGTTCGTGGACGTGCCCGAATGGGGCTGGCATCTGATGGAGCCGCACTGGAAGAGCTGGGGCGGGCTCGTGCTCCTCGCGCTGCTGGGCATCGGCTATGCGGCGGTGACGCTGACGACGGTCGCCTGCATATACCGCTTTGTGGCGTGGCTGGCGAGGAATGTGGGTCGCGGCGTCATCCAGGGCGCCCGGAATGCACGAGCGAAGGACGCTGACTCCTAGGATCTGCTGTAGGCGTCACAGGACACCTCGAAGACGACGACGGCCTGCGCACCCTGCGCCGTCTGCCCCATCGTCAGGGCGTGCGACGAGATCATGGCCCGCATGACGCTGCCGCCGAGCTGCCGGTCCGCGGCGATAGCCGCACCAGCCTCGGCGAGCAGCTCATACGCGCGCCGCCGGGCACCCGCCACCCCGTCCCCGCCGACCAGGACTGCCGTGGCGCAGCGGATGGTGAACTGCTCACGGTCAACGACCCCGCCCAGGCCTTCGGTCATCAGCGTGGACTCGGCGTCGGTCTCGGTCTCACCGCCCGTGTAGCCGACCGACACGATCTCCTGCACGGAGGCCTGCGACGTCGACGGCCCGTCCCGCACGGTGACGCCGGACAGTCCGGGCCAGTCCGTAAGCGCGGCCACGAGAGCGTCCATCGCTGCCGGGAGTTTCGACGTCCACGCCATCACGCCACCCCCGGCAGCTGCGTATCCAGGAGTTCCAGGGCGCGCCTGGGGATCGCGAAGCCGCGGCCCGCCATGTACGGCTCGTTGTCACCGCCGAGCTGGACGCCCATGGTGCCGCGCTGTGTCTCCCACAAATGCTGAATGATGATCTTCGCGGCGAGGCGGTAGTCGTCCGGGACGACGACCATCCCGACTTGGTAGGTGACGTCGACGCTGCCAGTGAGGGCAGGGCCGGAGACGACCGTGATGCAGCCGGTCTCGACGTCAGGCTGGAGATCGGCCACGTTCCACGTCGTAGCGCCGTCAGCCGACACCACGGACGTCAGCGACAGCACCGGCACGTTCCGCAGCAGCAGCTGCGTCACCGCGCTGGGGAGGTCGAACCGGTCTGTGATCGTGCGGCGGACGACCTTCCGGCCGAGCGCACGCTCCACTGCCCGGGTCGCCGCGGCGACGAAGCCGCGCAGCTCGTCGTCGTCGCTGGTCTCCGTCGGCCTCATGTTGAGGTGGGCGCGCGCCTCATCGAGGGAGACGATGCTGTCCGGCGCCGCCGGCTGTACGTCGAAGACGTCCGCATACGCGGTCGTCGGAGCACTGGTGACGAGCCGCCACACATGCCGGCCCGCCTGGGCGGTCACGTAGTCGACGCGCACCTGCCCGGTGACCGTCGGCGCCGGGACGCCAGGGCTGACGGTGGTCCCGTCAGGCAGGATGATCGTGAGGTCGGCGGAGGACGGGTTCGTGGGAGTGCCGGACGCGTCGGCGACGTCGACGGCCACCTGGTAGACGGCTCCGAGGTCGATCACTGGGCGCCTCCCCTCGCTGTCGGTACGGCCGGATCTGCGCGCCGCGCCCGAGGTCCGGCCGGATCTCCACGCCGCGCCCCGGGCTGGGCTCCTGCTGCTCGCCGCGCACTGCCACGGACGATCGCGCCGGCGACCTGCCCGGAGGCGTGGAGGCCCACGGTGACAGCCAGACTGGCGCCGGATGCGGTTCCGATCGCTCCGGCAGCCACCAGGGTGGCCGTGCCGGTGAGTGATGCGTCCAGGCGGTGGCCGACCGAGCCCGCTGCCGCGAGGGTCGCGGTGACGGCGAGCGCCGCGTCGCCCGTACCGCTGGTGACCACCACGCCCGACGCTGTGAGAGACGCCGACACGGCGAGGGTGGCCGATCCGGACACGCCTCGGACACCGTCTGCCGTCAGGCCCGCGGTAGCCGACAGGCTCGCGGCTCCCGCTGCAGCGCGCACACCGTCGGCGGCCAGGCCTGCGATGACGCCGAGGCTGGCACCCCCGGAGGTTCCTCGGACACCGTCGGCAGTCAGGCCTGCTGTGGCAGCCAGTCCTGCGTTTCCGGTAGTGGCTCGCTGACCGCTCGCAGTCAGGCTGGCCGTGGCCGCCAGTGCGGAATCGCCCGCCGTCGCGCGCTGGCCCGAAGCCGTCAGACTTGCTGTCGCGGCCAGCGAGGAGGCGCCGCTGGTGGCCCGCACGCCGCTGGCGGACAGAGAAGCTGTAGCTGAGAACGCGGCATCGCCCGTGGCACCGGAGGTGACATCCGCCGCGGTGAAATCGTCGAAACGCAGCGACGATGTGGATTCGGCCCTGATGCCAACGTTGGTGCCGGTGGTGACGGCCGTGTCCGTAACGCTGATCCGCTGAGTCCCGTTGACGAAGCATTTGATCGCCGAGCCGACGACCTGGAGCTTCGCGACGTCGCCCGCTACCGCCGCCACCGCATAGCTACCGATGACCGTGAAAGATCCGCCGACGACCGAGAAGAGATCCCACGAGGACCCGTCATTCCTGAACAGGTAGCCCTGCGAAATGTTGCTGTTGCCCCTGGCCCACACGCCGTGGCTGACGGCTGCGGTGGCGGCGATCGTGACCTGCACGCTGTGGTCATTGGTGGCCATCGCCCCGGCAGCCCGGAGAATGACCGTCCCGCCCGCGTT